GTTGGCGAACCAGCAAGTGCAGCACCTGTATCAAGCATACCTGCCATTGCGAGAGCAGCAGCAACATCTGACGAACAGATAATGAAGTTACCCTTACCACGACGAGTGTCTTGAGCGATTACGTTAGCGTCACGTTCGATGTTGAACAGAAGACCCTTGAAACGCTCAACTGACCAACGACCGTTTGAGTCAACGTCAAGATCGAAAGTACCAGCAGTTGCAGTCGAAGCGGCACCTGTCTTAGCAACTTTGTAGATCGTACGGATAACTTCGCGGTTGATTTCAGCAAGAATTTCTTGTGAAAGGATATTCGAAAGTTCGCCTTCAGCGTCAAGACCGTGAATTGCCTTGAGATCTTGAGCAAGTTCGACAGTGTATTCTGCTTTAAGAGCACGTGTCTTAGCAGTTACAGTTGTTTTCTCGATCGAGAATGCCATTTGGTTGAAGTCAGTTCCACCAGATTCGCCAAGTTGTTCGGCATCAACTGTTGCAACACCAGTACCTGTGGTGTAAGAACCATCAACTGGGTTTGAACCAGCATGAGTTCCTGTACCCGAGAAGTCTGTATCTGCTTCATTGAAGAGTGCTTCCGTACCCGCTTGGGTAGTGTAAGCTGACTTCATTGCGAAGATAAGACCAGTTGGACCAGTCATTGGCTGAACGCCAGCAACGTCATATGCCATCAAGTTAGGCAGCGCACGACGAACGAGCGAGATTAGGATTGGATCGTAGCGATCGATGTCGGACGCACCAGTACCAGCGATGTTGTTTGCTGGAGTTTCGAAAAGAGCAGTGCGCTCTTCGCGAAGTGCCTTCTCTTGGTTCTCGAGAACTACTGCAGTAACCGCACGCTTGTATTTATCTGTGATCTGGCCAAGTCCGTCATGATTGAGAACTGGTTCCCACTTTTTTGTTAGTTGCTCTGAAAGAAACATTTAGTTTTCCCCTTTTAGGTTTTCAATAGATTTATTTATATAAATTTAATTTTTAGAAGCAAGTACGTCAAGTGCCTTGATATACTGACTTACGGTTGATCCTTCGCTGAAGTCATTGTCAACTCCATCGTCAAACTTCTCTTCAGAAAGAGTTCTTGTCTTGGGGAAATAATTTTCCTTGATGACATTCAACTTCTCTTCAAAGATATCTGCATTCTCGAATTCTACATCAGCGACCAACGACTTGAATTTCTCAGCGTCTGTTTTTGCAAGACCTTCAGCAACTACAGAAAGAACACTTTCCTTGTTGAGTTGAAGATTAGCATCGTGTAGTTCTACATTAGCAGCGATTGCTTCATCCAGTTTCGAAGAAATTTCTTCAATCTGTGATTGCATTTCACCTAGAACATCGTATTTGTCTTCTGGGACATCAACATAATGCTCAGCGAAAAGTGTTTTTAGACCTTCGATGAAATCTTCAGCAATGTCAGTACGGAGACCGTTTTCTACTGCCAATTGATTTTCTTCGATCCAATTTTCGATTACGTAACCGAGATAAGAATCAACCTTCTCTACGAGTTCCGACTTATACTCTTCCATCAACTCAGCAGCTTCTTCAACCAGACGGTCTTCAATCAAACTTACTTCGTTGGAAACTCTCGCAACAACCATTGCTTCGAAAAGCGATGATGCCTTGTTACGGAAATCTTCTGTTAGATTTTCATTGCCATCAAACAAAGATGCTAGATCGGCAGCGAAATCTTCTTCAAGATCTTCATCTTCACCATCTTCTAGATCTTCATCTTCTTCTGGATCATATTCTTCTTGATGAACATTGCCCTTTGAAGATGCTTGGTTTACAACCGATGTTGGATCAGCAACAGTGGTAAAGTTTGGAGCAGCACCTGCGCCTGATTGTGAAATCTTGCTCTTATTGTCAGCAATTGGCGACGCTTCTTTAGCGCCTGGATTTTCAGTTTCCTGATCACGTTCGCTTGAAATAGTTGCGTCTTCCGACGATCCCTGACGTGGATTCTTTGTGTCGCCTGCAGTTTTTGCAGGGATAGAAGTATCCTTACCCTTTGCTGCGCCCATCGGACCAGCATTTTCCTCGGATAATTGCTTTTTATTAAGCAACTCTCTGATTTTGTTTTCTACGTTCATTTGCTTCTCCTAGAATTCGAGATTATATAATATTTATAAAACTTTTGTTTTACGGGAGACACGATTTAAGAAAGATTCAAATACTCTCAACTTCGCTTCTTCCAATTCTTTTCTTGATGCTTTCTTGATAAATCGCTTAGACATGTCGCATGCTTGCTCTGTCCACACACCATTAACCACGACCCATTCTTTATTTTCCATGATGCCCTGAACAAATGCATCAGGAGCAGAAGGATCTGCTACAATGTCAGCAGCAGTAGCAAGGTAGAAGTCGTCTTGAACTTCATTAATACCTTCTTTATTTGCTTTCAATGTACCCATACCACGGGAAGAAACACCAAGTTTAGCGCCACCCTCGATAAGACCTTTAGCAATATTACCCATTGGAGTATCCATGAGTTTTGCTTTACCAATATAATTGTCACCGTCTTCTTTGAGCGAGACAATCATGTGCGAAACCCGATCTAGATTGATCGATGGACCATCTGGGTGACCGAGTTCTCCGAGAGCACGATTCGATCTGACATAACTTTCATTATATCTTTCGACTTCTTTCGACATAATCTCTTTTGGATAAACACGACCATTGCGGTTTGCCAAATTAGATTGCAGAAACACACCCTCAATGAAGTGTGTTTTCTTACCATTGGTTTCTTCGATTAAAAGGTTTACGTCTTCAACGACTTCAGTAATAAGTTTCATTATCCTAGATCTCCTTGGTTCTGATGTTGTTGCGAACCATAACCAGAAATCTTAGCGAGTTCCAGAACTACAGATCCAGTGCCTGATGAAAAATCTACAACAATATCTGAACCGTTTTCTTCATTGTCCGACCACCCCATGAATTCCATTTTGCCTGACCCTGATAGATAGTATAGAACTACACTATTCCGAGTAACAGTAGCAGTGGTGGCTACTGACAGCGCCCAATGAAGAGTGCGAATGTTTGCCTTTGGTGAAGACTGAGTTTCTGAAGACTTCTTCAGATCAGTTGCAAGTGCAATGGTAGCGGATCCCGTGCCACGCACTTTCACCACACCATGAACCTGTGTTAGTTTTAGAACCGCTTTAGTCGCCATCTGTTATTCCTTACTGGTATCTTGCTTTCTTTGCATTACGCAAAATCTTGAAATCGTGACCGTCAACCTTACCATTCTTATTCGCATCAATCTTATGTTGATCACCTTTTAGTGCTTCAGATTTTAAAGAACTTTGCATTTCTTGCTTCGTTCTTTTATGCTTTTTTTTAAAATCTTCATGTGACAATGATTCCATGTCCATTGCCAGATCTTTCATGCGACTCTCGTCTAGGTCAACTTCTTCTTTTCGCATAGAAGAACGATTCTTGCCAACAGTTGCACTCATAGTGTCTGTTTTTGCTGAATTTCTAGCATTGTTAAAATGATTGCTTTCTGAATCTTGATCATTTTTGGCAGCAGCATTCTTGGCTTTTTCTAGATGACCCATAACGGTAGCACCGTGGACCTTGACAATTGCTTTCTTGACTGCAGCAGCTTTCTTAGGTTCTGGTTTATCTCCAGCGCCAAGAGCATGGTCTGCATATTTGTTATACAAAGTGCGAATGGATAGATCGCCTTCACCTAGCATAATTGATTCGAATAAATCGTAATCGAGACCTTCGACTTCTTCATGGATATGAATTTCGTGAGTGTCTCCATAACTTGTCGCTTTGCCTTTAACTTTCCAGTGAAGACCGTCGATCTTTTGTTTATGATTATCGTATTCATCTCTTGAATGATTATGCATTCCACCAGCGTATTTTAAATGTTGATCAACCGCTGAATGTGATTTCGTTGTTTCAAGACCCGAATAATGTCCGCCTTTGCCATACCGATTTTTGGTTTTGTCTTTGGTGTTAATTGTTGCTGAACCATCAGAATGATATGTTGCTTTAGAAACTCCCCTCCACCCCTTTACTGCTTTTTTTGCAGCTTGGTGTGCTTTAGAGTTCGAATCGAAATTTTCATTCGCTTCGTCGAGACCTTCGACTTCTTCATTCATGTTAGAATGTTTTTTCTCTTGATTCTCGATATGTTTTGGATCGTGGTGACCAGAGTAAACTGCAATATCGTCTCCATGATGCCCATGAGTATGTTCCATTGTGTGGATTGTGCTACCACTTGGGTGGTGATAGATCTTGTGCGTTGAACCTGCATGCTTGAAAGTGTGCACAGGAGCACGTTCGCTAGCAAACTTATGATGCGCAGATGTTGCTTCTTCACCAGCATCACCATATGTATCGTGCGTAATGTGGTCGTGGTGTGCAGGATAACTTCCATTATCCTTTGCTTTGATCAGTTTCTTATCTTGTTCAAGATACAATGACCGAGTATCATTAACTCTTTCCATTAATTGTTTAAAACTAAGCATCGTCTTCTCCTGTAAAGTCTTCTTCTGATTCATCTTCAATGTCAGTATCAGATTCTTCTTCAGGTTCTGATTCTTGTCCGTTGAATACATTCATGGCAATTTGCTCTCTATAAGCATCTAACGCAGCACCTGCTTTAATGTCCATTAGACCATTAAATACTTGTTCTGCGTCTGCTAAAGTGCCGCTTTCAATGTTATTTATTAGATCTGCTACATTGTTTTCCATAATAATTATCCTTGTTCTTGTTGTGGTGGTTGCTCTTCTGCAGGTGGAACTTCTGGCGGATTAGCAGTATTCGATGCTTCGATTTCTGCTATCTCATCGTCAGTAAGTTTCAGAATATTCTTTTGGACATATTCCTTGCTGTAGAGCGAACCAATAAAAGTTGACATTCCGTTCAGAATCTCAATGCGAGACTGAAGAATTTGCTGTTCTTTAGATTCTGTATAATATGCATCAGTTGCAAAGTTATATTGAATCTTGTATTTGATGGATTCCCAGTCTGCTTCAGTAATAATACCCTTAAGAATCAATTGAGTCTTTAGGAGATCATCAAAAATTAACGAGAAACGACGACGCAGTCTAGCAATAAACTTTGTAAACTTCCATTCGTCACGGTTAATTTCAGCAGCACGACCAAAGTTTAACCCTGATTGCTGTTGCTGCCTCGAGATTGGAACATTCAATGCTTGATATAGTTTACGCTGGAAGTAATCAACGTCTTGGATTTGTCCAAGGTTTTCTCCACCAGGAAGTGTTTCAATCTGTGTTCCTCTACCACCTTCACGGCGAGGCAACCAGAAGTCTTCAAGCATCGACATAAATTTCTTGTCGTCGCGAATTTCACCAGTGTTTGAATCATAAACAATCTTATTACGATACTGGTTCATGATACCCTTGAGGTATTGTTCCGCTTTAATCTTAGGTAGGTTACCCACGTCAACATAAAAAACTCGACGCTCAGGTGCACGAGTGATACGATAAATCACCAGTGCGTTTTCCATCATGCGGAGTTGGTTTGCTGGACGGATCGCTTTGTGAAGATACGACAATCCCACGTTCTTATCCTGATCAACAAGACCAGAAGGAACATGGCAAATAGCATCCTTTGTAATTCTAAGTGCATTCGCGCTGGTTGAATAATCATTCACGTTTGCTGACTTTTGGTGTACTACACCTTTTTCATTGAAAAGAAAATACTCATCAATGCGTTTGATAAAATCGACATTGGTCTTGGCATCTTTTTCCTTGATGATCTCACGAACCTTTTTAATCTTTCGTGGATCGATGTATCGAACATCAGTCAGACCCTGTTTTGGATTTGCTGTGTCGATAACTTTATGGAAAAACAATCTACCATCGACATACCAACGGCGGAAGTAATCATGCGCTCTTAGTTTAAAATCTAAGATTCTTAAGATTTCTTCAAATTCTTTTTCGATGTCTTTCTTGATACCTGCAGACATCTCTACATCGTCTAGATTAATTCTAACTGGATCTTCGTCATCAAGATTTGAGATAGAGTCATTAACAATATCATCAATTGCTG